ACGAGCAGGATCTTCGGACGTCCACCGCCAGCCCCTTCGGCACCGACTTTCTTCGATCCGTCCTTAGTGGGACTTGTCATCTTTCGAAACGCGAGAACCGCGAGGCCCAAGCCTACGCCATCAGTGCCGAGATTCGTCGTAGCACCTGACGTATAGTTCGTCCTTAATGTGGTAAAGAACGTAGAGTTGTCGATGAAGCAACCCCACGACACCTTGTTCACTTTCTTCGAAGAACCGCGACCAAGTCGATTACGCAGATCGTCGAAGCCGTCGAGATCGTTGTTAATAATCGATGTTCGGGAAAGCCCGTACATCTTTCCGTAAGTCTTGACCTGTCGAGTGTACGACTCTTCCCCGAGCGTGCCGTGCTTGATCTCCCCGTTCGGCCCAAGCTCCTCGTACTCGCTGTCGTCAAGCAATCGGTACGCTGTAACCTGCTTGAAGTCAGTGACCGACTTGATTCCGAACACTTCACGCCAAGTCTGATCTTCCTCCATGTAGCCGACGAGTGCCTCTTTCTTCGCGATGTTTCCGAGAATTCCCGGCAAGCTGATCGTCGATGACGACGCGTACAGTGAGCGAGTACGTGCAGGCATGAACGCGTATTCGAGCACATCCTTGAGATTTCCCTGAGTCACCCGCATTCCGATTCCGACTTGATAGCCAGTATCGGCAGCGGCCATGAGCAGCATCTGGTGACAGTCCATTCCCTCACGGAAACGCTTGTAAGCAGCTTCCAGGACTTGCTCGGAGTACTCTTCGATCGGCAATCGGCGTTGCTGACAGATCGCAGCTTCCAGAATCAAAGGATCAAGAGGAGCCTGTCCTGAAGGGATTCCGGGATTGTGCCCACGGCTTGCCCGCAGCTTGTTCAATTCGTAATCCTTCTGAGCCAGTTCTGCCCTTTCGACGGACCAGCCTTCTTGAATGGCCCGTGCACACACAACAGGCTGATCACTTGCCAGAAGCTCGCGAATCTTGGCGGATCTCATTACCTCAGAGGCATCACGAGCACGCGTTGCCTTCAGCCAGTCGGGATTGGTGTCGCCGTGCGAATCCGATGCAGGATCCTCTTTGCTCGGCTTGTTGCCCGCCGACGCCTTCAGTGCGGCCAGCTCGTTCTCGGCATCAAACGAAGCTTTCAGCGAAGCTTTCGTCACTTCAGTCAGTGCCGCTTCGTCGAAGCCTTTGGACGTAAGCCACGCGTTGAATTCCATAGTTCTACCTTCGTGTAAGAGTGCGTCACTTGCAGAGATCGTGACAGTCGAAGCCCCGTCTCTGCCCATTGGAGCGAAGCTGGCTTCTTTAAGTACCGCATCCCTTGCCACTAACAACGGACCCATCCACGAACGGCCGTTTACAGTCACTTTCTTTCCTGGCTCGATAAACTCCGGCGGTTGCTCCAGGTCGACTCGGATCGAAGCTTGCCACGGGAATTTATTGGCAGCAGTTGCTGCAATTTCTTGTGCGTCCGCACCAACTCCTGATATCACTCCGTTCATTCTTACACGCTGAGGTGTAATGGTGACGTCTCCGTGTCCGACTATCCTGTCAGGATCATGTTCCCTGAGTGCTGGAGTCTGTGCAGCAGCCAACTTCAGAGTTTCGAGGTCGACAATAACCTTGTTGAAGTACTGCGGAAACCGCATCGGAACGCCGGTGTACGCAGTCATGTTAAACGTTGGAAGTGAGCCTTTTGCAGCAGCAAGAAGAATCACTTCTGAGCCTGAATCAGTGCAAAGTAAGTGCATGTTTCTCCTAAGCTGCAGATTGCTTTTTCGACATTCCCGACTTACTAAACTTGTCCTTGATCGACCTCGCTGCCTGCTCAGCGAGTGTTGAGTTCGCATCGTTCGCGAGGTGATCAGCAGCGACTTTCATCCCGTCCGAGTACAGCGAATTGAAGATAGCTTTCTTCACCTCAGCGGGAGTCACCTCGAAGAATTCCGCCTGAGCCTCGATGATCGCTTCCCAGTCGTAGCCTTGCTCCTCAAGCTCGTGAGGAACTGACGAAGTTCCATTGCGTAACCGCAGGTCGATCGCTGCCTCTTCCTTCAGTGGATCTCCGACCTTCATTGCGTCCCACTGCCATTCCCATTCCCATTCAGAGATTGGTGGAAGCCCTTCAGGAATCAGGCCCGGAATTAGCATTGCCTCTTCAAGCCACGACAAGAGCAGGGAATCAAGAACGACGTCTTCAATCTGCTGCCTGTCTATCGCAATCGAATTGCCGTACGTCAGATGATCCAACTTCCCGCTACTGAACGAGGCGTTGTTGCTATTGCACGCCGCGATGTTTAACGGCATGTCAACGCAGCGTGCGATCTCGTTCAGTACTTCGGTCTTAAACTCAGAGTAAGTTGTGATCGGTTGTTCGGCCTTGAACTGACCCATATCCCAGCCGTCAGGCAGGACCATTCCCGCATTACGTTGCAGGTCAAAATCGATCCACGGAGTGACTTCACTGTGTGCTACCTGCCCCGTTGTTTTCAGATACACGCTGATCAGTGCAGCAATTTCAGCAGCCGCGATGACGGCCAACGTGTAACGTCGAAGCTGAGCGAACAACGGCAGTGCCGGAGTAATCTCGGGAATGCCTCGTGCCTGTCCTGCACGCGTAGACTTGAACAGGTGAATCACGTTTTCCGGTGAGTGGGCAATCGGATTCCAAGAGTTCCCGAGCGTTCCGAGTCCGCCGGGATGATCCTTGAGAATCCAGAATCTTTCGACGTTTCCAAAATCATCGAAGTCGACGCCGTCTACCTTTTTTTCGTCGATAGTCGAGTTGTATTGCGAGGTGCACATTTCCGCTTCAAACAAGCGAAGATCCAACTTGACCGCGTGTTTCAGCTTCGGGTTGTACACCTTAACGCCGAAGCCCTCGCCGTCTCCCACTCTGGCCTGCACCAGCGTACGCAATTTTTCCGGCAGCCGGACTTCCTTAAACCACTTCTTGAGCGACTTCTTGATCGACTTGTCGGCTTGCTTGTTGCCTGTCCGAAGCTGCAAACGCGGCCCGCTTCCGATCGTGTGGTTTGCGATCGTCTGCACGATGCCGCGTGCATAGCAGTTGTTGCCGCACTCGTATCGAGATCTGTTTCGAAGCGTAGCCCGCACCGCGTGACTGTTCGCAGTATTCGCCGACATTCCGTCAGCCATCGACCAGTGACGCGAGTTGTCGTCAGTCGTTTGTGCAGAGTCGTAACGTGCCATTAACGACTGCACAGCAGCCTTGAGCGTTGCCCCAGGATCTGCCGTACGTCGTGGCTGTGATCGAAACCAGTTCCACGGAAGCAACGAGTCGACACCCATTAGACAGCCCCTGGACGGTTAATCTTGATCGTTTGAATTCCGGCAAATCCAACAGCAGAAGCCTGAGACGATTTGACGTACTTGTCAGCCTTGATCAGTTCGTCGAGGCTCCGGTTTTGCGTCTTGACGCCGTCGCTTTCGTGGATCAGCGGTTCGGCTGCCTGCTCTGCAATCGTTTCCGAGAGATCAATGTCAGCCATAGAAAAAGCCCACGCAGGGAATGAGGCCCCTGCATGGGCTTTGCGAAAGTAGAGACAATCCGTCTCGCTACTGTGTTATTAGGTTATATCGACTATCGACTCCTCTATTCGACGTTAAACGAAGATATTTGCTACCCGTGTCACTATCTTGAAAGAATCCGACAAATTAAGTCAACCAGATAGCACAAGAGCACAACAGGAACGCACAGCAACGCAAGGAGTAGCTGCCTGCCCGTGCGGCCCTGAAAGGTTTGTGACTGCAGTATCTCTTCGACAAGATCACTCCAAGATCGTTTCACGTCTCACCTCTAATCGTCATCGACAACTACTTCCCGAGTTCTGACAATCCAGCCACAGTTCCGGCATCGCTTGCGTCTCTCGCGGCCTTCGTCAAGCCACGAAAAGACGTTCACCACTTCGAAATGCTGGCAGCCACACTCCCGGCATGTTAGCTTTCCGCCTTTTGCGTATCCAGGTGGATCGGCCTTTTTGCGTCCCTCAGTCACGCTGACCTCCTTGGCGGTGGATCGGCCCGCTTTCGTAGATTTGCATGCGACGGTCCAGTGTCTTCAATCGAGATCGACGAACGGCTTGCGGCAGTGCAGTTGTTGTAATAGCAGTCGAACCAGTGATTGTCACGGCCCTTGGTTTTCTCAGTCCACACGTCAACAGTTCGATTCCCTTTCTTGTGGCGAGTCGCCTTCTCTGCGGTGAAATGTTCGGCCAACATGCGATGATCGGCCCGCCCGTCCCTTCCACCGAAGATCGACACGCAGCCCGGCGAACCATGAGGAACGAGTAGCCGTTGAGCAGCGTAAGACTTCCAGTAATTCGAGTCTACTTTCACATAAGGAATCGCACGTGCAGTACGGCCAACGGTAATCATCCAGTGATCTCCCATCACCTCGTGAGGCTTTGGCAAGTACATATCCATCGGCGTATCGTCAGCCGTGAAAGACTGGCCCATTGTCGGTGATACAATCGTTGGGTGTTCAGATCGTCGGCAGTACTCGTACACCACGTTTGTCATTCGTCCCCATCGTGCGTCAACGTGATGCCGATCGATCCTCAAAACAGATTCATCCTCACGCTTCCACTCTCTTTCAAGCAAGTACTTTTCGAGATCATCCAGCCCTTTACGCAGTGCAGCTTCTTGCTGGCCCTTCAGCCCGTAATATGATTCGAGAGTCGTCGTCACCTCTTTAAGTGAGAAGTACAGCCGCCGCTGATCCGGCCACGTGCCGTAATCTACGATGTGACCAGATCCGTCGTTGCTCCACGCCATGACCATCCAGTACAGGCACTTCCCCTGCACGTCGGCGAACGAAGTCATTTTGCTGCACCACTGCGGAACCACTCCACGGTCGATCTTGATAACCTTCGCAGTCACGTCCTTTTCTTCGAGGTTCTTGATCTCTCCGCTATCTTCAGACTCTGGTGATTGCTGGTACTCAGCCATGAACACGGCACGTTTTTCGTACCACAAGTTCATGCAGTGTTGCAGGCCGTCTATCTCACCATCCTTGCTGTAGAATCGTTCCGGCCAAGCTACGTCAGCACCCGCTTCCATCTCCTTTCGGTGGTCTTTATAGAACTTAGTCGCGATCGATATCGGCTCGTCTTCTTGCAGGCAGCGACAACGAATTGACCAGTATTCGTCCCACAGTTCCAGGTTTTTGGGAAACGCGTACAGTGCCTGAAACTTCTTTCCCCGGAAGTGTGGACTGATCTTTCGGTCAAGCTTCCTCTCGGCCAAGTCACCCGATTCGATTACTGTACACGGAAAGAGTATTGTGCACGACGTATTAGGCCCTGACATTCGGCCTACGTCACCCTCGATAATGTCGTCAAGTTTCTTGCACGTCTCGGGATTCTTCGCCGATTCCTTGGTTTGCACGTCGTCAGGAATCGCGAT